TTGCCTCAATCAACTGATTTTCGTGGTCTGTTTTCTTTTGCTCTTTAGCAAGATAGCGTTTTGCTCTGGCTTTATCGTCCAGGGTCGGGGCAAGATCAACCAGGTGTTCCGGGGAAATAAGCGGTGTTCCTGTGCGCTTCATTCCCTGTTCATATAATGCCAATCCTTCTTCCCACTTTGAGAAAGGATCATCAGGTAGGATAGACTCACCGGACACGCTGACAAATAGGGTTAAATCCTTTCCGGTAGCCGGATCAAATTCCTCGAACTTGGCATCGCCGAAATCATCTTCCACCTTTTGTACTATTGGCTCGGAATTCCACAAAACTTGATAGATGAATGTCCATTCTGTAAAAATATCAGACAGAAATTCGGCTTGTTCATCTACTTTGGTCTGGAATAAACCCATCGCGGCGGACCTTAACGCCTGCACTTTACGCCCGGAATCCTGGCTGAATTCATTGAACCCACGCAGGGCATCAGATATATGTAATATTCTATCAATCCAGCTTTTGAGAAAATCATTTAACCACCATTTCACGTCAAATCCTATTTGTGGCGGTGATATATAGCTAATTCCCTGGGGATTGTTGGCAACAATAATACCGCCCGGATCGTTAGTAACCGGCACAGGCTTTCCATCAATACCGTTTTCCAAAGCATCGCGGCTGATTACCAATTTCGGATTGCCGGTTGCCCGGAGATTATCGTTTACATTACTTGCGGACACATTGAGTTTCATTATCAATTCTTCAACGGCCTGTAATTCCGATATTCCCCAAAAATCGCCTGCCTGGGCAAAGTTCCGCAATTCATAAATCGGCGGTCTTTTATATGGATTATCACTTTCCTCGATAATCATATCTTCGTGATTGAGGATAACGGTAACTCTTTTATAGCCGGAAGGAAATTTAGCTTTCTTTCTTTTTATTTCCTTCTTTACCGGCTGTTGATTTTCATCATATTTAAAGTCACCATCTTCTGTTTCAACCGGGTCGCTGTCCTGGTATTCCTCGTAATCGGATGAATTAGCCGGCATATAACATTCCAGGACGATACAATATTTTTGCTTTTTCTTTTTCCCGGCAAACATCCTTTTAATGGCGGCCCATAAACTGGCCGATGAACCGGTATCGGTGTCCTCGTGTTGGGTTAAAATATCAGATGTTTCTACAATGGCAGCTTCGTCAATCTGCTCTTTGGAAATATTGTAAAGATGGGCTACTCTTTCTACCGATAAAACCGGGGCATAAATGAAAGGCTCTACAATATGATCCTCAATGCTGGCACAATCGGGATGCGGAAATATCGTTGTTAAATCACAGATTGTCGATACTATTTTCTTCGTCTTAGGATCGAATACGCTTTTTAAAAACGCCGTCCCGGTCTTGGCTTTTTCCCGATACAGCATTCTCATAATGCCTTGCATCTTGCGCTTTTTCCATTGCTGAACCAATTCGCGCTGTAACTTGCTGGCATAATCGGATGTTTGTTTTTTTAATTCATTGTACGCATCGAGGATAACATCGATTTTTTCCGTATCACCGGATTTCTTTGCTGCTGCAAAGGCATCTTTCAATTGGACATACGGCTGGAAATTGGCGTCAAATTCAGGCAATATATCGGGCCGGGGAATACGGGCTGTTACAATATTAACTCCCGTTTCAATAGCATCAAAAGCTATGGCTATTTCAAACTTGGTCAAATGCGCTGCCCGGCGCTGTCCTATGGCATCCCAGGCTTTATTTTCATACAGCTTGGTATACTTTCTGGCGTTTTTGTATATTCCACGCTCGGTTATAACTTCTTTAGACGCCTTGTATGAATCAACTATATATCTGTACAGTTTAGCGTCTTTTCGCACTCCGCCTTTTCCCTTTTGGGGTGTTGTGCTTGTATCATCAACCTGTTCAATTTCTTCAAAATCTTTCATTCCGAATACTCCGATTTGTTATAACGCCCTTGTTGCGCCAGCTTTATTAATTTATCCCGGTGCGATTCTTTCTTTTCCTCTTGCTTAATGCCTTCTTTAATTGCCATTACCGCATAACGGTCTGTATCAACCGGATCATCCCCGTCTATTTTTTCCATGTCCTCTGGCTTTAGTTCGCTATGTATCATGTTAGGATAGCAAGCTATTGTGTTTTCGCAGGTTTTGAAAATGTACAGTTTTGGCCGCCTGGTAAATTCACGCTGGCCGGTTACGCCAATTATACCGTCCCATTTTAACAATGATCGCAATTCCGTCCAGCCGGTGATGCGGTCTTTATTTGCCTGAAACATGTGCAAATTATACTGTTGCAATACACTGTTTATCTGGTCGGCAATGCTTTTATCCGTGTATACTGATTCTTTGTTTTGGAATGGGTTCTGCGCCCACATCGCCGTATCGCCCACACCAAAAGCAATCCCCCTATCTTCCTTTGATAATTCCCCTACAATTTTACCTAGATCTGTCGGCGGCGTCTCTGTGCCATCCTTTTCACGATATTTATAAATGTTGCCCTCAAAATCTTTTGTATACCAGCCAATATGAAACGGATGCGGGGAATAGCCCCAGTCAATGGCAAATATTTTCGGCCATTCGTCATTAACAGCAATCGGGTCGATAACATGAATATCATCACGCCAATCGCTAAAGAATTGACCAACAAATATGTTCCAATCACCTTCAAGATATGCCCGGCGTAAATCCGTAGGCAGGTCTTTTAAGTCTTGTAAATATCCGGGATTGACAGAAAGGAATATCGGGTTATCATATATCTTGGCAGAAATGAAAACGTAATCTGCCTGGTTTTCGTTTGGGTTAAATTTACGATCTACAAACATCCTTTTTACCCAGCCGTGCCCAATACCGCCAGGGTTGCCGGTTAATAGGAATGAAGGTTTAAATCCAGGGTTTTTTGCAATTACCTTTGGATCATTTCGCAATGATGTTTTTAAAATTTTGAATACTTCTTCTTCATGTTGGGTAGCTTCATCCAGGGAAATATCATCAAATTCAACACCTTGATAATTGTAGACATCATCAGTCCGGGCCAAATGAGAGAACACGGTAACGCTGCCATTGGGCCAGTAGATACATTTTTCTTGTGAGCGGTAATAATCTTTTGCAAACGGATGTTCAACCCAAAACTTACGAATATGATTTGCCAGCAATTCAGGATATGTTCGGCGAAAAATAGCTCCAGTTGTACCGGGATATTTTAACCGACGATAAACTTCTTTTGCCCTAACAAAATAACTCTTGCCGCCGCCCTTTGCTCCACCATAAAAGCAAACCTTTGCTAATCCGTTTTCAATAGTTTCAAAGGCTTCAAGTTGTTTTGGCTGTAAATCAATAACAAGTTCAGGCATTGGGATTCTGATCATTGCCATTATTATTAGTATTTTTAATAAATTCATTTGGATCATACGTTTTGTTTATAGTTATTTTCCACTCACCAACTTGTTCGTGTTGTACTCTCTCGTTAAATATATTCTGATAACGTCCTATCAATTCCAGTGCCCTCATCTTGTCGTACATTTCTATTTTCACTATTTTCCCAGCTAATGAGACGTTAATTTTATAATTTTTAACAACCGACCCGGACAGCGCATTTATATCTTTTATGGCTGTTGGAAATTTACCTTTCTCATCGCGGAGATCATTCAAATCAAAATACCCGATTTTTGCCAGTTCTCGCAGGGTTTTTTCTGTGGTTATCTCACATTTTTTAAGCATTTCCTCTGTTAATTCCTTTATCAGGATAGCAACCTGCGGCTTGTGAATTAATTCTGTTGCTATATATCTGGCGGATTTGACTGAATACCCGGCGCGTATCGCGGCGCGTGTTCCGTTCAAATCCTTTATATACTCATAGCAAAATCTCACTTCTTTAGCCGGTATTGGTCTGGGCCTCTTACTTGGTGTATTGCGTGTTCTTTTGGGTTTCTTTGCGGGCTTCGGCTGTGAGGATTGCGTCAATGTTTTCTCTTTTTTCATCGCTCAAATCTTCATATTCAAGGGACATGCTGCTTATTTTTTTATCAATATTATTGATTTTCTGATCAATTTTTTTATGTAGGCGTACCATAATATCAATATTTGCACACAATAACGCTAATATGGTAGCCCGGTATAATAATAAAATGACATCCATTTTAATATTTTCCATTTATTTATTTTCCCTTTAAATTTAGCGGCGCAGGAGAAGGGGGCAAGGCCTGCGCCGCTTGGTCGCTACATCACCGAGGAGGGTCGGGCGTAGCATCACGTTCTTTTCTTTACCCACCATACATAGGCGGCGGTACTGGCGTTCACAACGTATGAAATAAATTCTGTGTAATTTGATAACTCTTTACCGGCAACAATGGCACCAATTACAGCCAGCGATATGATAACCGCCCAGGTGAACAAAAATTTGATTTTCGGTTTTGTAATTTTCAGTTTTTCCGTTAGCCATTTTCCTAAATAAGTCGATCCGATACTTGCCAGGATA